GAAATAATCAGTATCGACTGTGAAACGTACGACCCGGACCTGAAGGAAAAAGGTCCGGGCGCTACGCGAGACGGATACATCGTTGGCGTGGCAATCGGGGTACCGGGTAGAGAATGGTATTATCCAGTTGCTCACGAAGGCGGTGGGAACCTTGACAAGAAGAAGGTCTACAAGTGGCTCTCTGAGCAGTTATCAACGAACATTCCAAAAACCGGAGCTAATCTTCAGTATGACCTATCATTCATGTGGTCCGAGGGCATCCAAGTGGGAGGTCCGTTCTATGATATCCAAATCGCTGAGCCGCTCATCGACGAAGAACGGTTTAGTTACGCACTGGAAACACTTGCACAAGATTATCTTGGCGAGGGCAAAGCAGAAGATGAAATGGCGGCGTATATCCGTCAACATTTTGGCGCGAAGCCCGGTAAGGAGAAGGGGTTCATTTGGAAGTGCCCCGCGCATATTGTCGCACCCTACGCTAAGAGCGACGTTCGGCTCCCGATTGCTATTCTTAGCAAGCAGCTTCCCATCCTGGAAGAACAAGGGTTGATGGACATATGGTCGGTAGAAACACGTCTATTACCGATTCTAGCACGAATGCACCTGAAAGGAGTACGAGTAGATGTCCAATATGCCGAGCAGCTTAAGATTGAGTGGGCCGACAAACTCAGTAGTCTCGAAAAGAGCTTTGAAGGGATCAATGCGGGGTCTTCGTCACAGATTGCGGCAGAGCTTGATAAGCTGGGAGTCGCTTACCCGAGGCACAAGCCGACGTCAGCGATGCTTAAGAAAGGTATTACTCTCGGGAACCCGAAGCTCGATAGTAAAGTTCTCGCGACGCTTGAGGACCGAGTCCCGTTTCTAGCTCAGATCAGAGACGCGAAGAAGTACCGTCACTTCCTAAACACGTTTATTCAGGGATACATCCTGAACTCACACGTGAATGGTCGTGTCCACGCTTCATTTAACCAACTGAAAGGGGACGAGTACGGAACGGTTACGGGTCGCACTTCAACTGCTCACCCCAACTTGGCGAACATCCCGAACCCTGAGAAGGATCCGTACTTCAGCCAGAAATGTCGGGGGATGTTTCTCCCGGAACACGGGGAAGAGTGGTTCCGTCTCGATCTCTCGCAGATGGAATACCGCCTGCTGGTTCACTTTGCGTCGACACTGGTCGGTTCTGGAGCTGAGACAGCGCTCAGAATGTATCAGGAAGACCCGGCCACTGACTTCCATGAGATGTGTGCCAAGCTCACCGGACTCCCGCGTAAGCAAGCGAAGAACATCAACTTCGGCCTCGCTTATGGAATGGGATTCGAGAAGCTAGCCGCGAGTTTGGGATTGAGTAAAGCAGAATCACTTATCATTCTGAATATGTACCACGAGAAAGCCCCGTTCGTAAAGGCGGTCAGTAACAAGGCTATGGAACGGGCGCAGCAACGAGGTTACGTCATGACCATCGGCGGTCGCCGTCGCCGGTTTGAATCTTGGGAGTCCGGTAAGTGGGTCAGCAAAGATGACCGTGACCAAGACCCTGATAAGTGGAAACCCCGCAGGGATAAGGCGGAAGCCATGCGCCTATGGGGTGCCGTGCGCCGTGCGCATACGCACAAGGCGGCAAATGCCGTTATGCAAGGCAGCAATGCCGACTGGCTTAAAAAGGCAATGGTGCTGGGCGTAGAAGATGGAGTCACTGACGTACTCGGTATGTACCTGAACACCGTGTACGACGAACTCGGTATGAGTATCCGCACAGGTGATCCGCAACACGAGGAAGCGGCCAAGCACATGGAATGGCTCATGTGTAACGCATACAAGCTGAACGTCCCGGTGTTGGTGTCCAGTGGTCGTGGCGCGAACTGGGGCCTTGCGGGGTAATATCGTGTCTAGAGGTTTGCTTTATGCCGCGCCATTAACTATAATAAACACATACGCAATACAGTCGATAAGGAATAATCATGACGGAAGATGAAGAACTTTTCGAAGACGAAGAGCCGGAAGAAGTAGAGGAAGAAGAGTGCCGCGACCCGCACCCGATCTGTTCCAACTGCAATGGTTCCGGTGAAGGAATGTACGACGGCACCCGCTGCTACGTGTGCAAAGGCCGGGGGACTACGTGATGTATCTAGCCGCCACTGTTTCAATGGACACGATTCGCATGTACGAAGTTGACGAAGATGAGTTCCGTGATGCTATACGCAGGTTCGTCAGCCCGAACTATGAAATAAAGCAGGGTCCGAACCGTGAAGTCCAAGTCTACTTGGAACCCCTGAACTGGCGCTGGGGAAAGGATTGCTTCAGCATAAAAATCCCTAGCTATGCGCAAGGTGGGTACTTCGTACTTAGCCTGAATCCTCCTCCACTGGGTTCAGTTGTCACCGCTAAAAGCAATCCACTGACTAGTGGTCATTTAGGCGGAGGCATCTTCCAAGAAGCTCACGAGAAGATGTTGGCCGCGCAGTGGTACGAGGCCAAACAGCGTCACTCACTGTCGCCGGAAGAGCAGTTCATCAGAGAGGGCCGCTTGATTGAAAAGATTCCTGCACCACCCGTTCGCAAACCCAGCAGCAAGAAAAAGCTGCTTTTAACCTGAAGGAGTATCAAATGGCATTTCAACTGAAGTCGTTCAAAGAACTTATCTCCATGACCAAGGAGAAGCTGGAAGAAACAATGGTCCCGCTTCGCGTCCGTGCTACCAAGGCCAAGGCCGAGAGCATCAAGGTCGATCTGGAAACCAAGCTCATGGATCTGGAAGCCAAGATCAATGCGGCCTGCTCCCAGAAGGACATCAACTTCCTGTACGTCATCGACATGGTTGATGACTACGAGTTGGTCGAGCGTCAGCTCAAGCAAGTCAACCAGTTGGTTGACCAACTCTTCCCGGCGGAGTAATCATGGGAGACCTGTATGAGACACTTGGCGTCGACAAAGATGCTTCAGCAGCGGATATCAAGAAGGCATACAGGTCCAAGGCTTCTCAGCATCATCCGGACAAGGGTGGCGACCATGACGAGTTCGTCGCCGTGCAAAAAGCGTACGAGGTTCTCAGTGTTACTGAAAGCCGCGCTCGCTACGATGCAACGGGAGAGGCTGAAGATGCGCAGGGTCCGAGCCCGTACGAACTGATTCTGCAGATATTCGCTCAGATCGCCGAAGGGCAGGACGAAATTCACACTGACCTGTTGAAACTGGTCAAAGATCATCTCAAGCAGCAGAAGAAAGGTATCCGCAAGCGCGTCCATCAACTGCGAATGCTTAGTCGCAAGTGGAAGAACATCTCCAAGCGCATCAAGACAACCGGGTTCAACCCCGTGAAGACTATGGCTCGCACGAACCGTGAAGCCGTAGTTCGTGAGTATATCGGTCTGCGATCGGCCTGTAAGCTGGTGTCGTCGTCTATCGAGTTAATGAAAGACTGGTCGTATGAGTACGATCAGAAGAAAGAAACCACGCTGGAAGACTTGATGCGTCAGCACCAGTCTTCCGGTAATCAATTCTACATCAGACCCAAAAACTACGGAACATCACTATGAAACCGCTTGTTATCTATCACGATCATTGCACTGACGGCTTCGGTGCCGCGTTTGCCGCTTGGTTGAAGTTCGGTGACGAAGCAGAATACGTCCCGATGAGCTACGACCACACTCCGTCACTCAAAGACTGGCACGATAAGTACTCGGTCACTGGACGTGACATCTACGTCCTCGACTTTAGTTTCAATCTGGACGTGACTGAGTATCTCATCGCGATAGCCGGTAGCTTCACTTGGCTTGATCACCACAAGACGGCGTTTGAAATGTGGGCGGGTACGGAGCGCAAGTATTACGAAAACGTCCATGTGGACTTCGACGGTAAGCACGTCCTCCATATTGTCCTGAACAACGACAAGTCTGGTGTGATGTTGGCTTGGGAGTACTTCCACCCGACTGCGGAAGCGTCTACGTGGGTCAAGTTGATCGATGACCGCGACCGTTGGCAGTTCAGGTATCCTCAGTCAAAGGCGTTTCACGTAGGTATGTCAGCTCGTAAGCCGTGGTCTTTCGAACAGTGGGACATGATGCTCAGCATGAACCCGTACCCTGTCATGTTAGACGAGATCATCGGAGAGGGTAACGTGTTGCTTGGACAGGTGGAGCAGCAGGTCAAGTCGTTGTCCGAGTGCGCACGGGCGTGTCGAATTCCAATTAAGACTGAGCAATTCGGATGCACCAGCGAGCCGGGTCTCGCTGTCAACAGTCCTTTACACATGTCGGAGATAGGTCATGAGCTTGCTACCACGGGCGGTACTTTCGGTCTTATTTGGTACTTGGGCGAGGGCAATAAAGCCAATATTTCGCTACGGAGTAACGGTGATTATGACGTCTCAGTTATTGCTAAGCAGTTCGGAGGCGGTGGACACAAAAATGCCGCAGGGTTTGAAGTCGATATTCTCACGCTTCTAGGGTGGTTGAAATGACCAATATCCCGGAATACACTGACTTTATCCACGCCTTCGCTGATGGGAAGGTGTTGCAGTATTTCTGGAATGAGAGATGGAATGACTGGGAACGCTCATATTGCCCAGAATTTAGTGATCATGAATGGAGAGTGAAGCCAGCCGAGCCGAAGAAGGCTGTTATTGCCACGCTGATCTACAAAGACGGCGATGTTCAAACCGCGCTCCATGAATCTCAGCGGTTTCTATGCTTGGTGTCAGAAGGCTGGAAGCACGTAATGCCCCTCGACCGCGAAGTAACTCTACCGGAGGAATGAGATATTTCTATGAAAGAACCAAAACTGCGCGAAGAATGGCGCAAGCGTTTTGAAGAATGTGAATTCCTCCGCAAGCAGGTGCAGGAGCTTGAAGCAATCAACGTGTCTTTGACCCTTGAGCACACCATGCGTAAGGCCGGAGAACAAAGCAATATCAAGCTGATGTTGAAGGTGCAGGAGCAAGCGGCTGAGATTAAACGCACTCAAAGAAACTACCAGCTAAGTGAAGAAACCAATGCAGAGCTTCGGGGGCAAGTGGATAACCTTTCAGCACTGTGGAACGTTTCACACACGGAGCGAAGTGAGGCAATGCTCCAACTCACAGTCGAGCAAGCCAAGGTAAAGCTGCTGACGGATGCGCTCAAGGAGCTTGCCATGTGCGCCGCTCATAAGCCTATAACTCTACCGGAGGAATGAGATATTTCTATGAAAGAACCAAAACTGCGCGAAGAATGGCGCAAGCGTTTTGAAGAATGTGAATTCCTCCGCAAGCAGGTGCAGGAGCGAGCGGCGGAGATTGAGCGATTGAAAGCCGGACAAGTTTCTGGCTTCTACTGTGAGCATGTTCCTCAATTTATTCAGGGCGCACCAAACCATGAGGTGCTTGAACTTGTAACCGCTGCTGAATGTACCAGCTATGTGCAGAAGATTGTAGAACTCACCAGACAGCGTGACGAGGCGATGCAGGATGCGGAGCGGTATCGTGCAATTAAGGTGTGGGGCGGAGCTATTCGTGACGGAGAGGTGGCTGTGAATATCCGACTGTATGGATTACAGGGGAAGGCTGAAGAAGCCATGCTATCTATTGAGACTGACAATCTTGACGAAGCCATCGACGCAGCAATCAAAGGGGGCAAATCATGACCACATTTAAGTTGCCCGAGCCGGTTGCATACGCGCACCACATATCAGACAACAATGACACGGAGCATTACATTGTTGATTTCTAGCCAAGCCACGGCATGTCTGTGCACAAAGGCGATGCCCCGCTGCACCCCGAATCAGTTGTCCTCGCCGCATACGAAGCGGGGAAGGCTGAGACAGGACTTAGCGAATACATCATCAGCATGATGCAGAAGGACAAGCAACTAGCCGAAGGAGAAGTGAGAATGACTTTTAAACGTGAAGCACGTTACCAAGTGGTGAAGATCAAAACTGGCAGGCTTGTTGATTGTGTTGTGGTCGAAGTTGACTGGCCGGAGTATGAGACAGTTTGGAACTTGCTCCAATGCCGAATTGATGGAATGCCCAATGTTATTGAGGTCCTCCAAGCAGAAAACGCCGCGCTACTGACGGAGAATAATGCGCTGAAAGAGCAGGTGCAGGAGCAAGCGGACTGGGCCGAGACTCTTGAAGCTGAGAACCAACGCCTTGCGGATAAGTGCAACCTGCAAGCGGAGGAGATTCAACAGTTGCAAAGGACACTTGAAATCGAGAACGCTATTCGCGGTCATGTCGATGCAGCAGTGAAGTGAAAGACCTTGAGCGACAGCGTGACGATGCTATGCAGGAACTATCAAATAAGGAGGTGTTGGTTTCTAACTGGTGGAGCAACCTGCCAGACACATTCTGCTCGGCATGGAATGACATCGACGCAGTAAGGGGCAAATCATGACCGCATACGAAGCGGGGAAGTCTGAACTGGAATCGCTGCGGAAATAGAACGGCTTGAGAAGTACGTGGAGTTTTTGAAGGACGATATGTTTTGCATACTATGCGAAGACAAGTCGCCGTCATCCACAAGAAACTATGTGGAAAACCTAGGTGATACGTTTGATGCGTGGATAGCCAAGAAGGAGAAGTGAGATGTTTTGCCAACACCAAAGACCCATTGGGAAGTGCTACGAATGTACTCAGTACGACTCAATATCTAAACTACAAGCAGAAAACGCCGCGCTACTGACGGAGAATAATGCGCTGAAAGAGCAGGTGCAGGAGCAAGCGGCTGAGATTGAGCGGCTGAAAACAACCACTGCTCACATGCATCAAGACCTGCACTGTGTTGCAAGTGATCTAGCCGATCAAGTACGCGAAGCAACAAGACAGCGTGACGAGACTATGCAGGATGCGGCTAACTGGCGTCGTTACCAGAAGCGCAAGCAAGAGGTGATTGATGCCGGGATGGGTCGGAAGATTCTCAGAGACGCAGCAATCAAAGGGAGCAAATCATGACCACCACTATATTTGAGGATGCATTAGCGTTATCAAGAAAGCAGCTTGATAACTACAAGGAGCAAATCATGACCACATTTAAGATACCCAAGCCGGTTGCTTGGCTGCATGAATTACCCGGAAGATTTGAGGCTATCCACACAAAGGTTAAAGACCTTTGGGCGAAAGTTGGAACACCAAATCAATTCGCAGTGGAGAAACTTCCTGTACGGGTTGAGCATTACACCATCCCGCTATTCACCTCCGAACAGCTACTCGCCGCATACGAAGAGGGGAAGTCTGTGCAGCAGGATAACCATCTTGCTATCTTGAAAACCTACCGAATGGCGCTGGTTGAATCTGCGACACGGGTAGAGGTGCTGACGGATGCGCTGGAAGAAATAGCAGATTGGAAACTTCCGCCGACTGGAGAATTCTGGGACGGTGATCCGGCGCGACCTGTTTCTTTTGAAACAAACTTTGGAAGCCAAGGCGCAAAAGCGCATATCCGAAATGTGGCGACTCTTGCCCTAGCCACCGTGAAGGAACTGAAATGACCATACCAACCAGAGAGCAGGTGATCGAGAAGCTGCGCCTATCGTTAGATATTCGTGCGGGTGAAAACGTTCCGATTGATATTGGCGAACTTGTTGATCTAGCCCGAGCCGACCTAGAAGCAAAGGTGCAGGAGCAAGCGGGGGAGATTGAGCGGCTCACCATTGCCATTCGCATCAAGACTGAAGAACACAATTGTTGCGCTGAAGATTTGCTATCTGTCACCAGACAGCGTGACGAGGCTGTACAGGATGCGGAGCAATTTGAAAAGATGCCTTTCATTCTGAGGATTGTGACGGAGAAGGATGGGGAAATTGTACGTGCGGCCTAGAACTGGTACTCGAAAAATCAATACATCAAGGAGCAAATCATGAACGCGCTTAGAGAAGATGGAACGGTTACTATTTACAAAATAATGACCCGTACTGATAACTACAGCAACGGAAAATGGTTTGAGGCAAGTCTTGATCACTTTGGCTATCCCGAGGGTTTCTCTGCCTCTGATGAATGCTGGCAAGCGACAGGGCATCATGGAACGTACTTTGAGAGACAAGGTAAGGACGGTCTTTATTGGCTTCACAATAAGCATCCAGATAAAGACTTCCAACTGGTGCAACAGGTCATATCGGTAAAAACATCCAATGTGATGGTTATTGTGGGAGCAAACCATGAAGCCAGCTAACTTTGCCCCGGTATATGCCTGCCTGTACCCACAACTCGCAGAGATTGCCAGATCACACGGTTACTGCTTGGCTACCCACGGAAGCATGGCGCGTGACTTCGACCTTGTTTGCGTTCCTTGGATTTCCGAGCCGAGCAGACCGCAGGCTGTTGTCGATGAAATCATTAAGACGTTCGCCATTGTGCAAGTCGGCGAACCTGATATAGCGGAGCATCTTCGCTTGCGCTACACGATAGCCGTCAAGTTCGGAGAGTGTTTCATTGATCTTTCATTTACACCGTCAAAGAGAACTATGGAAGGAGGTTGGAAATGACAACATTTAAGTTGCCCGAGCCAGTTGCTGCGCTACTCCGTCGTATTGATGCGTATCTGCATGGTGATTCATCAGAAGCCACCAGAATCATAAAGGATACTCCCGGCGCTATCATCGCTGCATACGAAGCGGGGAAGGCTGAACGTTCAGACATAGAAGATGTTGATACTAAAGACTTGCTGGACGATCTGGCGTCTTGCTTTCAGTCGGAGCATCGAAATCCAAATATGTCTGACAGGACCAGGGAAATGATCCGCGCCGCGTACTACCACATTCTTAGTGTGGAGATTGGAAATGGCTAAATTTACATGGGAAGAGCAACGCTCTGGTCTGCTGATTGACTTGGCAGCGTCACTTACTAGGGAAGACGCACTCACCATCGAGCGGGATAAGTACATGCACTCGATGCAGGTAGAGATACTGGCGAAGCTGAAGGTTCAAGAGCAACTAGCAGCAGCGCAGGCACAGGTGGAGGTGTTACGGGAGGCTTTGCATACATTGAATTATTCCTATGTTCGCCTAGTGCAAGCAATTGACGAACACGACCGAAATGATCCAGAAGAAAAATTGTACGAGGTGACTAAGGCCATAGAAGCCCTCGCAATCACCCCATCAGATGCTCTCCGTGAGCATGATGCGAAGCTGGTAGAGAGGATTGCTTCCAGGCACGACGTAGCCGGTAGAGCGTATTTGCGAAACGTAGCAGACAATATCAGGAAGGGAGATTGGAAATGACCAGCGAAGGCCTATGGAAGGCATTCAACAAGCGCCGAGAAAGCGAACCGTTGACTTCCTTCGACGACTACGAGGCCGGGTGGAAAGCCGCGATGAAACATCACAAGTCCTACTGCGACGGGTTCGAACTCGTCCCTGTCGTCACCCCTCCAGGAGAAAAGCCTGAGTATGAGTAACTTCGGAAGCCTGAACTTCTTCCCGTCTCCCCTGCCTCCACCTGAGCGCCTGAGAGTGACGGACACCTTTGACTACGAAGCTCTTCTTGAAGCGGTCACGAGCAATTGGGAGTTGGCAGGCGCTATTGGTGATCGCTTGAGCCTAACTCCGCAGGCTATCGGCAAGCGTCTTCGTAAGTTGTGGCAAGACGGTAAGATTGACCGTGCAATGGTTAGCACTGACATTTATTGGAGAAAGAAATGTACGAAAAGCTAGACAAGTTTGAGCAGTTGATCATCTTCGTGGTAGCGATACTGTACGTCGCCGCTATGTTCCTGATCAGCGGCTGTGACCAGAAGCGTGACACCTACCCCGGTATCCCCTACCGTCTACCGAGCGGTGAAACATTCACTGCTCAGGAATTCAAGATGGATATGCCGCGCACCTTTGACTCCGGGTCGTGTATCGCTCGCGGTGACACGCTGCTACTGCGTTATCCTCAGATGACGTGGTACTGCAAAGAATCATGGGGCGTCAATAGCTACAGTATTGAAGAACTACTTCCTGATCTGGTGAAAAAATGAGCCGCAATGACATCACAGGTGATCAGCTGATCACCAAGCCAGCGTCTGACAACTACCGTTCCGGTCACGACCGTATCTTCTGCAGGCACGACTGGGCTTCTGACGGCGACCCCGGTCCCGACGCCAACATGACCCTGACCTGCATGAAATGCGGTACTGTGCAGGAAGCTAAACCGACCGGAGAACAAGAATGAGCCTACTGTCCAATGAAGCACTGCACGAGCTGATCGAACGAGGTATACTAGAGAACTCCTGTGCGGATAACGTCAATGCCGCTTCCATTGACGTTATCCTAGGTCACACATTCTGGGTTGAGCGCGACCCGCGAGGTCTCATGGACGAGGGTCAACACTGGCCTATCGTGGACATGCTTGACCGTAACTCGTGTCATCTGGAAAAGGTGATCGCCACCGAAACAGGAATCGTTGTTCCTCCGGGCGGTATCCTACTGGCACAGACCGTGGAAGTGTTCAATCTCCCTGACTGGCTGTCCGGTGAGTACAAACTCAAGTCTACGATGGCTCGTAACTTCTTCAATCACCTGAATGCGGGGTGGGCTGATGCCGGGTGGAATGACTCAGTACTCACACTGGAGTTCGTGAACCACAATCAGTGGCACAGTATTCGTGTGCGGCCCGGACAGAAGTGCGGTCAGATGATCTTCTTCGAACACGAGGAAGTACCGCCGGAGGCGTCGTATGCGAAAAAAGGACAATACAATGGCGACAAGGAAGCTACACCGGGGAAGGGGTTAAAATGAGGTCAAGTATCACGGAAGAGAAGAACTACGAGAAGCGTATTCTGTCGACGGTCATGTTGTCAAAGAAAAACGTGGACTACACTTCTCACAACGAAGGGCGTCACCTCGTAGTCAAGGGTGACATTGACGAAGTCGACTTCTGGCCGGGCACCGGGAAATGGGTCGGTCGCGACAAGAAGAAGACTTCGGGTTACGGTGTGGATACACTGTTGAAGTTCCTGGGGGTAAAGTGATGGGAAAGCTCGCTGATGTGGCAGTGGTCGTCGGTTCGTTCAAGAAGGACGGTCAAGAGAAGTTCAAGTGGAAGACTGTCGGTGCTCTGATTGAAGGCGCGAACGGTAAGCAGTACGTCATGTTGGACAAGACGTTCAACCCGGCTGGAGTACCGACCAAGGAAGGTAGTGATCAGATCACCCTGTCTTTCTTCTACGACAAGGACCGCCAGCAAAGTTCGACGGAGCCAAAGAAGGCTAAGGGTCCGTCGTTCTATCCGGATGATCTTGACAATGACATCCCTTTTTAGTCAGATTGTGACGGCGGCAAAGTGCAAGGCACCTCAAGTGAGCAATAAAATGACCACGCAAAAACGTGCGGCCCTAGCCGTAGCCCACGCCAAACACACAAGCGGCGCTGTACAACGCTACGAGGACGCCATGCGGGGCCACGGTTGGCTTACAACCTACCAAGTGGAATGCCGGTTGGGGTACAGTCGCACAGTAGCGCGTGACTTTCTGGTTAAACTTATGGTAGAATTGAAATTGGTTGAGCGTCGCCCTCGCAATGGGGCGGCGGTCTTTAATCGTCGTAGCGGTTGGGAGTGGAGGTGGTTGAATGAGCATAACTGATAAGATCAATGACATGGAGCGCGAGAAGGACGACAAGCGCAACGACAATTGTGTCTACGTGGACAGGTTCAACAAGTCGGTGGAGTACCTTGACCTGACTCTGTACAAAGCCGCACTGACCGGCATTCTATCCAATCCGAATACTGAACTTGGTCGCGTGAATGATATTGTCGACCAGGCACTTCATATCGTGCGCGTGTCTAAACTGGAACTTACAAAATGAAAATCGCACTGGTGTTTCACAAGAGCGGTATTCCGGGTGGTCACTGCGAATACTCCGAAGTCCTGATGAAAGGCTTCAAAGACATTGGCGTGGACGCCGAGTTCTTTTACATCAGTCCGGTGGTGCAGGACAACCACGTTCGCTGGGTCACGAAGGAACAGGAAATCAAGCGCAACTCCGGTAAGGACTTGAAGGGAAATCGCTATACATGGGGCGAGACCATTCAATGTTATTATCACAGCGAGACTGGCTTCGTTCGTAAGGAGTGGGGATACGGTAGCGCTCACCTGACCAACAAACTCCGCAAGCGACTGGACGACTTCGACGTAGTCATCTGGCAAGACATTGGTGGCTTCAAGAACCCGCACAACGAGGATCACAAAGACTGGGTCAATCTCGTTCAGCGTCGCGTCGGTCAGAAGCAGGTCGTCATGTTCCATGACCACGGTGCTTTCCTTCGCTACCCGTGGGTGAGTAAGATTCAAGACCAGTTCGACTTCATGGTCTGTGTTCACCCGGCTTCGTACAACATGGGCGCGAACTTTGACATTCCCCGCTGCATGATCCTCAATCCGCAGATTCTCGATGGAGAAATTGTTTCGTCGTACAAGAACAGGAACCTTCAGTCTACGATGTCTATCGGCGCGTGGAAAGGTTCCAAGAAAATGCACGAAGTGGTGAAGGCTGTTCCTTGGTTCAACAAGGATATCCTTATCAATATGTGCGGTGACGGAACCGAGCGCCGGTACTTGACTGCCTTGGAGAAGTGCAAGGACGCGTACATTCGCACTCGCAACACCGACCCGGACTGCACTGTCGACATGCTGGCTGACAATCGCAATGACAACCGTTTCTGGGTACATGCTAACAACCATCCCGGCTTCAAGTATTGGGGGCCAGTGGACGCCGAGACCCGCGACGACCTGTATCGCAACACGTTCATGTTCATCGACCCTGCGTGGTACTCTGTCAACGCCAAGATTGACGCACACTTCTCACGCGTGATCGTAGAAGCCATGAAACACGGTATCGTCCCGTTCGCCCGAGACCTCGGCCTTGGCTACGGTAAAGGGGTGGGTACGATGTTCATTACCGGTGAGAACTACATCAACATCCCGTGGAACGCGACCCCGAAACAGTTCGCCGATATTGTCAACGAAAGAATGAGTAATATCTCGGAAGACGAGTACGACTCAATCGTCTACAATAATGCGACGTTGGTAGAAAACACTGACCACCGGAACATTGCCGCACAGTTCGTCGCCGCTATTGAGCAAAGCACGGAGCCGGGTTATTACGGTATGTGGGAGCGTGGTAAGACGAACGCTTCTTTCCAAGCCGCTGCCCATTCTCAGTGGACGGGAGTAACCAAGGGGTTCTGCTTCAATGAAAAAACAATTTAAGTTAGTCGTCGACCTAGACGACACGATCAGTTTCTGTTACGACCGTGACTTCGCCAATGCCGCTCCGAACATTGAGCTCATTAACAAGATCAACAAGCTGTTCGATCAAGGGTGGGACATCGAGATTCTCACCGCTCGCGGCCAGCTATCGTGCGACGGTGACTCGGAGGCTGCGCGTGAGAAGTACTGGACGCAGATCACTGAGTGGCTACACAAGAACGGTGTCAAGTATCATTGTCTATCGTTCCACAAGCCTCTGGCGACGTTCTACGTGGACGACAAAGCCTTGCGTCCAGACGAGTTCGTCGCCATGGACATTCGCGTCCTGAAAGGTATCTCCGGAGCGCAGGTTCTCAAGGTGAATGACAAAGTCCTCAAGACCTGTGACAATGCGTTGGAGGTGGCGAAGTGGTACAAGGACGCCAAGGAACTCGGTCTCCTCGTACCTGAGGTGCATTCTGTCATTGGTAAGCAGCTAAGTCTGGAATACATAGAGGAGCAGAGTTATCACTACGTACTGAAAGCGGTGATGGCTTGTAAAGAAATCGACTCATACAAGCACGTACCGACACCTCACTGTGACTGGTCACAGTACATTCAGCGACTGCTCAAACACGCAGCTCTGCTTGATGACACAGTCATGAGACACAACCTGTTTCTTATTATCAACGAAGCTGTGGGCTATTACAAAGTGATGGAAGACTACGCTTCGTTCTGTCACGGAGACTACTCTGTTGACAACCTGATACACAGGGATGGCCGGGTAGTCATGATCGACCCGATACCGATGACTGGATACTCGTCGTACCTGCTGGACCTTTCCAAGCTGACCGTTAGTATGATAAGATTCGACACTGACCTTGAATCTGTACCGAGGAAGGCGTACCCCAAAGGTCTGGAAAAAGAAATGCAGTTCTTAGAGATGAGCCACTGGCTTCGCATGGTTCGTTACCTCCCTAACCCGACAATCGCAAAGGAACAACTCCGTGGATACATTGACCAGAATTCGTGACATTCAGAAACGCGGCGGCAGAATAGGTTTCACCTGCTCCTCGTTCGACCTCCTCCACGCGGGGCACATCGCCATGTTGGAAGAAGCCAAGGCGCAGTGTGAGTTCTTAGTCGTCGGTCTGCTGGACGACCCGACCGCTGATCGTGACACAAAGAACAAGCCGGTGCAGACCATGTTCGAGCGATGGGTGCAGTTGCAAGACTCGCGCAGTGTTGACATGATCATCCCGTTCAGTAAGGAATCTGACATCGTGGACATGCTCCTGATGATCAGGCCCGATGTGCGTATCCTCGGCGAGGAGTACCGAGACAAGGAGTTCACGGGCTATCTGTTGGACATTCCGCTGTACTTCAACAAGCGTCTGCACAGTTTCAGTAGTCGCGAACTGAGACAAAGGGTTGTCCATGCCGGCCGAAGCTAACCTCTGGTACTCCGTCCGACCCCGTCTCAAGCAGGCGGGGTTTTTTTCCGTCCGGATTGAGACCTCAACTGGAGAAGGTGTGCCGGACGTATGGGTCGGGAGAGGTGACGATTACATCTGGATCGAGATGAAGGCGGTCAAGGAATGGCCGAAGCGTGAAGGAAGCCGTGTGTTCGGAGACTCTGGCCTAAGTGTGGAACAAATTAACTGGCACATAGCAGCTACACAGAAGGGCGTCAGAGCTGCGGTGCTATGCGGCGTAGGGGTGGGGTACAAGCGCCAGTTATTTTTGGTCCCGAGCCGCTACTGTGAGCTGTTCAACCTCTACACAAAGAGGGAATTAGAGGAGTGGACCTGTTCTATCGACAGCTTGCCCGATATGTTGCGGGTAGTGGGTAAGGGTACGGTATAGGGTAGCGCAAACAAATGCAGCTCGACGCGTCAGAGACGTGCTCGACAGGCGTTTTATAGGCGTAAAAAAGCCCGGTTTAACCGGGCTTTTTGTTGTGTGCCGGGTGCTTATTCAGCTTCGACAATCACTTGGACATCACCGACGCTGATCCAGCCACGACGCAGAGCGTAACGAGCGTAGGTGACAGGCTTTTCGGTGATGGTGGCACCGCGCGAAGTCGTGAAGCTGTACTCGGCCGGAGTCTTTTTCAGGAACTCTTCGAACGTGGCAGAGTCAACGAGAGCGGCGTGAACCGTGCTGCGGACGTCATCTTCCGGGAAACGAGCGCCGTCACGCTTGACGACATTGTACTCACCGGACAGGGTGACAGCGGCGGCGCGAGTGGTGGTGACTTCAGGCTTGGTCTTCACCGGCTTCTCGGCCTTCGGGAAGAGCTGGTCGACGGTTTTGTATTCACCGATGGGAGCGAAGTCCTTTTCGGAAACGAACTTGACATCGGTCTGACCCTTGTGGGCGGCTTTGGCGGCCTTGCCGGATTCATAGGTATTGATCAACTCGTTTTCAGAGTCGAAAGCTGCGGTACGTGCCATTTGAAGCTCCTTGAAATATTTAGCATCATGCGATGCGGAAGTATGAGAACGCTGATAGTTCAGCGTAGACTGAATATTACCACGACTACCGGGAAAAGCAATAGGTTTTTCAACGAGGTTGTAGTTATTTGTTGCGTACCTCGGCTCTTTGGTCATGTTAGCGGCTACTGTGTCAAGCAGGACGTGTTCCGTGTAACAGTCGAGGAACAGTGTGTCATCCTTGACATTGACACCACGAGCCGCAGCATTGTTCTTGTCGCGAAACTCGCGCCAGTTGTACAGGACTGCGGCATCTTTGAAATTGATACCGACTACCTGCCCAGACAACTGGCGCTCGTCATCGTTGTAGAACTTGCTGAGAAGTTCCGTGCGATAGACTGACATTAGATCAGGTCCAACTCTTCGCACAGGTCTTTGGCTTCCTGCTCGTTGAGGTTGCAGAGCGTCATGACAATCTCATACGGGTACAGCGTGTCAGGCGCCAGAGGAAGCGCGTTACTGAGAGCTGCTTGAAGCAGGTCGCGTTCCTCGTAGCTGGTCTTGCCGATGCGGATCACTTTGATTCTCCAGTCGACGAAGTCTTAGGTTTGTGAGCGGCGCACATGGAAAGCAGCGGAGCTTTCCATTGCTTCCAGAACGCTAGGGCATACGAATCCATTTCACTGATTTCGAAATCGGTGAAATTCGCCCACTCGTCGTGCGTGAATCGCTTACATCCGAGTCGCATGTATCCGTCGCTAATCAGGCACCAGTAGTGCAGGCCGGTAACAGAAATTGGTTCTTTGGTAATTTTTTCACCATCAAGGTCTGCTCCCCGAAGGTATGCGCCCCGAAGGTCTGCTTCCTGAAGGTCTGCTCCCTGAAGGTATGCTCCCTGAAGGTATGCTCCCTGAAGGTATGCTCCCTGAAGGTCTGCTCCCCGAAGGTCTGCTCCCCGAAGGTATGCGCCCCGAAGGTATGCTCCCTGAAGGTCTGCTCCCTGAAGGCATGCTCCCCGAAGGTCTGCTCCCTGAAGGTCTGCTCCCTGAAGGTCTGCTTCCTGAAGGTCTGCTTCCTGAAGGTCTGCTCCCTGAAGGTCTGCGCCCCGAAGGTCTGCTTCCTGAAGGTCTGCTTCCTGAAGGTATGCTCCCTGAAGGTATGCTCCCTGAAGGTCTGCTCCCTGAAGGTCTGCTCCCCGAAGGTCTGCGCCCCGAAGGTCTGCTTCCTCCTTAACTGCCTTAACAACAGCATCTTTAACGGTTTCGGCGTCAAATTCACATAGCGTTGCGCCTAAGTAACGATGTTTGATTGCGATCATTTTGATTCTCCTTCCCACCAATAGGGTGCAGGTCGCCCACGATTCCACTGAGCGAAGGTTTTAGTGTGATAGTATTTGCGATAAGCATCTACCGGGTCAGACATGCGAAGTTCCTCGGGCATACACTGGACGAACTCACAGTACCTGAACGGCGGAAGCTTAATAGGTTGTGAGTTGATGAGTTCAATGACGTCCTGACACTTATGACGACGACCATAGCGAAGCGTGTATTCCTCACACAAAGCTCGCCCGTGTTGCAGAAGCCAGTTGAAGTTGACGACACTACGACCAGCCCAGAGAACACATGGGTGATTCGCGTGTGTCGGTTTGTACGGGCCACCGGCCACAGTCGACAGGATCTGCGCTGTTTCCAGTACCATCTTGACGACATGCTTATCACATTGCATTCTGGCAGCAGTCACGGGGTTAGTGTCGAGGACGAAGATGTTCATCTTACTCTCCGATCGTCCACTGAATTTCCATGCGACCACCGACCATGAGTCGGACGAAGCCGATCTGGTAGCCGAAGTCGTTAGAAGCGAACTCTACCAAGTCCCCCGGCTCACCGTCAAGCATCAACAGTTGGACAGCGTGAGGGAAGCCAGTGGAGATTCGGGAGTAGTACCGGGTCTTGGAGACCGACTTGTTACGACGGATGAACGTCGCGACTATCGGTCTCCGCTTGCTAGAACCAGTACCAGCAGCACGAGGAACAGAACCCATATCAAAGTACCTCCGGATCGGCCTTCGGCTCGTCTGCCTTGGCAGCGACCTCGGCAGCAGCCTGCATCTGCTTGAACTCCTCGAAGGCGGCGACGGTCATGATGGTCTCGTCGGTCATCATCTTGATGTGCGGAGAGAACTTGTCGCACAGGGTGTAGACGCCGTCGGAGTAGCGATTCTGGACCAACTTGGAGCGCTTCATGATGTCGATCAGGGTGAGCATGTCCTTGTCGTCGATGACGAGCTGAGTGGAGTAGTTCACGTTAAGATCAAGGATAAATTGTGTTGCCATTTTCGTATCTCCTGTATTTGTTCATTTCCGGGGTGGGAATGACCGGTCTGCCAGCGCGGTGTGCGACTGGCATAGGGCAAGTGTGCCACAGTGAAAGGCGCGATGCAACAGGAACGTAGGCGACGGTCAGGCGCTGATAGTGACGATGCCGATCGCTGCCCAGAAAGCGACAGCGGGGAGCAGGTCATTCCAGATGTACAACAAGGTCTCTTTTTCTTTCGGTGTCAGTGACATCTTCTTTCTCCTTGACTTCGTTAAGAATCAGTTCCACACCATGTATCACACACGCCCGATGTTTCTCCTCCGGGAGGTCCAGACACAGGGAGATTACGAGCAGTAGGGCTGTTGTCAGTGTGTCCATGAGGTGTTTGTAGGGCGTGTGGGTAGGGTAGGGTATGGGCGGTTTGTAAAAAACCCCGCCAGCGGCTCGAGAGACGGGTTGGCGGGGTGGTTGGCGTTGGGGGTGGTTACACTAAAACAATGTGCTTGGACAGGTAGCGCAGGACTTTGTGATAACCGTGAATCTTGACCTGTGCCATGATCGCATCCTCTGCGTCTCTGTGCCCAGCTCGCTTGAGACGATTGGCGTCGATACAGTTCTCGATTGCCTCCATGTTAGTCGGGTCGTCACCGTCCTCGTCGGGGATGAAGGCGTCCAGCAGGTCGGCGCCGATACTGTTCCACACTTCGCGGATAGGCTAACGCACGGTACTGATGAAGACCTCGTTGAGAGTACAAGAATCGGGGACGGCGACGAGTGACATGTTAGCGCCCGTCCACGTAGGAAACGAGAGCGTCGATGTCGTCCTGAGTCTTCTGGATGAGGTCGTTGAGACGCTTCGGCTTGTTGAGGATTGCGCTGGAGGTCTTGATGCGGTTCTCCAGGTCGGCGATGATGCGGAAGATGTCTTCGTCGGTGTAGTGTTCGGCATCGTGACCTTGGACGAAGACCTTGGTCTCGATGGTGGCAGGCGGGGTGACTTGCGGAGCGGGGATCATGGTGATTTCCTTTTCGGGAGAGGGTTTCGGTAGTTCGGGTGGGAGGTAATAGTTGCCGGTGGACGGATCAAGATAAATGAGGCACTTGTCTTTGGCTTTGCATACAATGGCCCACGTGGAGCGACCAAGGGCGAGGGCGATGTTCCGGACACTGTGTCCGTTCTTGACGCGAATTTTGAGGTTTTCCAGTTCGCCTGAGGACCATGTACTACCGGAGCGAGGTCCTTCGACAACCGACTTTGATTCGTCGTCGGTGCAGAAGATTGTTAGGTCAAACATAGTAAATCTCCTCGATGATGAGTTCGGTGACTTCGTAGGTAGGGATCATGTTATCTCCTGTATATGGTCAACTCCTGGTGTGGGAGTTGACCGGGTTCAGCCTGCCGACGCTACGCGCCGACGGCGATTAGATGGTGGCGACCAACAAGTCCATGGCAGCGGACTTGAGCTTGTCACCGTCACCGTACCACGCATTGTTCATGCGAGCGTCGTCAGTTTTGTGGCCGGTGTGGTGATCCACGTACTCGGTCACGGCGTTGAGCATTCCCCAGCGCGTGTGCCCGGCCAGTTCGTTACCGATGCTGGTCTGGTCATACAGTTCGTAGATTTCCTGCATCAAATTAGCCGCGCCCGGAGCCTGATCTTCCAGGGACTTGGTCGGGTCGCCCAGCAGGTCACGCAGGAAGATAATGGACTGGTTCTTGGCGAGCTTGGACGACGCCAGTTTCCGCATGTCAGCGAGGAACAGGTTCCAGGAGTCAGTGTGCAGGCCAAGTTCGGCTTTCACGCGGTCCATGTCAAACGTGGACGAGTGGGGAATCTTCACTGTTGTCTTCCCATTCTCGTTGAGGGCCATGCTCACAGTGTTATTGCACACTGCCCGAGTCGCCACGAACTTGGCGGTGGTCGCTAGGCTACCGTCACAGGCCGTGACCATCATGAGGTACTGTCCCATCGGATCACCGGCGACTACTTCCGCGTCGTGGTTCGTCTTGCTCATGCTCCAGAACTTCTTCCCGGAGAACAGAACACCCGCCGTTTCCATCTGGAAACCGAGCTTCTCGATCAGTTCCTCTTGAGCGTACAGTATCTCGCGAGGCTGAACGACCTTGTATTTGGCACTGACCACGGCCAGCGGAGCCAGAGTATCGCTCCGGTAGAGCAGCTTCCGTTCCGGCATTGTGATGATGGTCGGCGCGTCACCGTCGCGTTGCTGACCAGTAAGGCCGGGAATGGTGGTCTGAACGACACCATCCTTAATCTCAAAGTTCATACCTGCCTCTTCGAGCCAGACAGTGAGCGGCGCGTCAGGGGTGAGCCTCTGGCCGAGTTTATGCCAAGGGGTTTCACCTGCGTATGCGATAGAAGCCTTGCCGCCTGCGTTAATGTGAAGTTCGTGTGCCAATTTATTTACCTCTTTCTGTATCATGCGCCTGCCGACACTACGTGCCGACGGCGAGTTGAAGGATTCAGCGGCGTTTGCTACTGAAACCACAGTGTAACGCGGGTTGCGCATGATAGCAAACTAAGCCTGCCGACACTCTGTGTCGACGGCTAGCGGTACGCGTTCTTTGCCATAATGCTGGTGAGTACGGCGAGGGCCTGCGCGCGGTTGAAATTGTTCTTGACCATGCTCGTGCAAATCTGTGACTCGCAAGACATAATCTTGTTACGGTAACGGGCCTTGTTATCACGAGACTTTCTCACACGGTGCAAATCCATCTCCACTCTCTTCCCACACGCACAGGTCGACTCCCATACGATATCCTTCATGTGATCAAGATGATAGCCAGTGACCAATAATAAACCGATCTCCTCGCCAATGTAATTCTTGAATCGGTTGAAGATTCGCAACTCCTTGGCAGGGTAACTCAAATCCTGAGCCTTCGTCTTGTCAGCCTTTATGTGACCACAGTCACGGATCACGTTCTTGTCGATGTACTTCACCGGGAACAATGATTCCTTTCCGCACGAACAGAGAGTACGGTATCGGCGGATGTTCACAGTGATAGGTTCGTCGCGATCTGGTCTCGTCAATGTCTTGGTGTGCGACTCTTCACCAAGAATGATCAAGTGCCCCTTCACACGGTGCTTTCCCTCTTCCAAGAGTTCGTGGTAACGGTCGCTCTGCAGGTGGTCAAGTCTGTCAGCAATGTGACGTAACACGTTCGCTATTCTGTCATTTTTCATGGTCTGTGTGTCCTTTTGTGACTCGGGTTTGCCGATACTACGTGCTGACGACCAAATCTCACGATACCCTACTGTTTTAGTAAGGTATTAGTGTAGCACATTGCGTGTTTTATGTGGGTTTGACGGTGAAGAGGTAAATAGTGCTTGCGTGAAGAGGTCTGGGGTGGTATAGTGCATCCAGGAGTGGCAGGTATACAGAAAAGGATAGATGTTAAATGCATAAGTGGTGCTAGGCTAGCAGATACCTAGCAGGTGTTTTTTTGCGTTTTTTAGCGTTATAAAACAGCGACCTATCAGGTATAGCAGGTAATACGCGCGGAAATTTATAAAAAAAAATTTTTTTGTTTTTTGGCACTAGTGCTAATTGAGGAAGCCGAGGTGTATGTGTTTGATTTATAAGGCTAAAAAAGCTAAATTTTTTTCTGCTACCCATCTGATAGGTTGATAGGTTGAATCTGCATGTTTTTAGCAGAGGTTTTAGGGGTAAATTCAGGTGAAAAATGATGGTTTTTAGGGAGAAGAGCAAATAAATTTGTAAATCGCGCGCGAGTATGATATGATTTGTGTGTTGAATTATGATTTATAGGTGATAATATGTTTAACTGGGAAGATCTGAATCTGCCGGAATATGATACGGTCGAGGAAACCAAGAAAAGACTGGATGAGATCCATGTAAAAACTTTGGCCGATAAAGGGATTCCGACGAAGGTTGATAAGGGATCGCCAGGATTTTCTCCGAGTCTGCAACAGGCGAGAGAGATTAGTGTGATGAGCGCACTGGGACTGGAAGCTAAAGAGATCGCGATGGTTCTCAATGTCGAGGAAAAGCTGCTAAAGGCGTATTACACGAGAGAACTCTCTGTAAGCCATAAGATCAGCAATGTGATGGTCGCGCGCAAGGCACTAGAGATGGCGATGAGCGGACGGCATCCCGACATGACTAAGTTCTGGCTCAAGGCACAGGCCAAGTGGAAGGAGACGAGCGCCATCGAGCTGACTGGCAAGGACGGTGGTCCGGTTGAGGTCGGCAGTGCCCGTGACAAGCTGGCAAGGGCGATGGGCGTGGATGCGGCCGATGCGGCTACCAGTGCGTAATTGGCCCTGCACCTACCCGGCCAAGTGCCCGTCTCCATATCGTCGAGGACTCGAGATGAGAGGCACCGGCCTAGGGTAGGTGCAGGTATTGCCCGGCGCACTGCCTCTCCACTCGTCTCCGCCGAACATAAAAGTTCCAGACGCAAAAAACCCCGCCTAGGCGGGGTTGATGTTGGTCAGTGTGACTTATTCGGCGGGCTTCTCACCGGCGATAACCCAGCCACACTTCACTGCCCAATTCATTTCCATGCTAGGCGTGATCAGGCGATTCGTTTTCGTGGTGAGCGCCTTGGTCGGCGCCTTCTGGAAGTATTCCTCAAACGAGGTGCAATTCCAGATGTGTTCCCAGATTTCCCACTTGCCAGCGTCGCCGCCGAGAACCGAGGCTGATGTCGGCTTCTTGCCGATGTGATAAACGCCAGCCAGCTTGGAACGCTTGGCGCCGCCAGCTTTCTTCGTGTTCGCGCCGGCCTTGCCGATGTCCAAGTCCAGATCGGGCAGGTGGTCAAACTCCACTTCCAGTGCGCCGTCGCGCCACAGTTGGCCGTACTCGTCGTCGGTGCTGTCGTCCAGCTTCTTCATCAGCACGGTGCGCAGCTTGGTACAAGTAAGACCGGCCATCAGCTTGCTCGGCTTGCTGAGGTCCTGCGACATGAGCTTGTCCACGGCTTCCTCGCTATAGGCAAACAGCTTGACGGCCATCTCGCGTAGCATGGCACAAGTGACGGCCTCGGTAAGGATGGCGGTCTTGGTAACAATGATTGCTTGCATGATATTGCTCCTGTATGGTTGGTTGAAGGACACTGCATCCCGCAGCGCCAGACTGAACAATAGCACACTTTCCAATGTGTGCAACATTTATTTGACGGATGTCGCACATATATTTTTATGGGTCGATAAATAATACTTATGACACCGGACCATTACATATCGCGACGCGCCAGTGTCCAGTGAAGCACGAACCATGCCATGTCGGTAGAGAGCAAGGATCGTGCCAGTCGACCGATGTCGGTGGCTAGCAAGGATCGCGCCAGCGTCAGTATCGCCCTCGTACCGAGGTCAACGGATCACCCCACCAACCCCCATCGGTCCCGTAACAATTAATCGACCACCAGCCGACACGCGTTCGAAAAATTTGAGTTTTCATTAGCACGCGTCATTTACAAAATCACGTTCGAAAAATTTGAGTTTTCATTAGCACATCACAAATTAGTCGCGGATATTTATACCCGAGTCGTGAGCAGTGAGCTCAAATCCGTGTTAAAATAATTTTTGCAATATGCCAAATAACTATGGAGCAATAATGTCTGAAACAGACAATGATCCGAAAGAACGTGTTATCGGTAAAGGCGCCGATAACCGCTCCAAGAAAGAGAAGCTGGCGGACTTATCAGTCGAGTCCCGACTGGAGTTCCTTAGTTCTCTGACAGAAGCCGAGGCGGAAGCCCTCTTGTACGACTGGGACTTTAATGGTCGCCCGAAGCAACTCGAAGGAATGAAAGACCCGAGCTCATGGTTCGTGTGGCTCATTCTCGCAGGCCGAGGGTTCGGGAAGACTCGCACCGGAGCCGAGATGGTCAGGTACCAGATAGAGACACTGGGACGACGACGCATTGGCGTGATCTCACCGACGACGGCGGACCTCCGGGACGTTATTGTTGAAGGTGAGTCGGGCATCATTAACGTGTTCCCTCCTTGGAACCGACCACTGTACGAGCCGACGAAGCGACGCGTCACGTGGCCGAACGGAGCCATTGCATCACTGTACTCAGGTGAGGAACCGGAACGCCTCCGCGGACCGCAGCACGACTTCTTGTGGATTGATGAGCTTGCCGGTTTCAGTAGCCCCGAGATCATGCAAAGGGCATACGACATGGCGATGTTCGGTCTCCGGCTCGGTAAGAACCCGCAGGTGATCATTACGACGACACCCAAACCCGTCCCCCTTGTTCAAGACTTCTTGAAGTGGTCAAAGGACTCGGAGCGTCGGATACTTATCACAACTGGCTCAAGCTACGAGAACAAGAGCAACCTCGCCACGAGCTTCTTCAAGCAATTGGTCCAGTACGAGGGAACTGTTCTTGGTCGGCAGGAAATCCACGCCGAAGTGATCAACATGGAAGAAATGGGGATCATCAAGAAATCTTGGTTCAAACTGTGGCCTGCGAACAAAGACCTCCCGTACTTTGACTATATCATCCAGAGCTACGATACAGCGTTCACGGAGAAGACTCATAACGACCCAACGGCGTGTCAGGTTTGGGGAGTGTTTCGGCCGGACAGTGAGAGTCCTCATTGTGTCATGCTTCTGGACTGTTGGACGGATCACATGAAGTATCCGGACTTGCGGGAGAAGGTGGAGAATGACTTTAAGAAGGTCCGGTACGGGGGGAATGAGAACAATCCTCACGACAAGGGGCAGGCGGCGGACATTTGTTTGATCGAAGAGAAAGGCTCCGGCATTACACTGATCCAGGACTTGGGCAGAGCCGGTATTCCTGTTCGGGCGTACAATCCTTTCAAAATGGATAAAGTGCAGCGACTTCACGCTGTGTCTCATCTGGTGGCGAACGGGCGGTGCTACATCCCTGAGTCAACTAAAGTCTCAGGCGAGTTCCGGACATGGGCGACGGACTTCCTCACGGAAATCTGCGTGTTTCCTAACTCTTTGCATGACGACCAAGTAGATGTCTTTAGTCAGACGTTAGCCCTCCTGCGCGACCAGACTTGGCTGTCGGTGGACACGCCTGAATACGAAGAAGAGTATGCCGACACTCCCAAAAAGAAGAGGAGCAACCCCTATGCCGTCTGAAGTTTGCAATTCGTAGCCCCTGTGTGTTACCCTTGCGCCCAGCGAGGCGCAAACGGAGAGTGACATGGGTAACGGGTTGAGTTTTCAGACGAACAGGGGTCTACGTGACAATGACCTACAGGCTGACCCTGTCAAGGAAGTCGCTCCAGTGCCCGAGGTCGGCGCAGCCGGTGGCGGCAACAGCGCAGCCGAGGCCAAAGCCCGTGCGCTCGGTATCACAATCCAGGAACTGCGCCGCCAACAGGAAGACCAGTTCAAACAGCTTCGTCAGAAACAGCTCCAATCTGTTCCACCAGTCCAAAAGCTCGCAGACGGCGGCGTGATCGCCCGAGAGATCGCTCGCCAACGAGTCATCCCTCGCACCAACCCGATGCGTGACAGTGTCATGAGTCAGAAGTCCGATCCCGCTTGGCAACCTGACTATGAGCGGAATGGTGGTCACGCGCTTGAAGCACCGATGATCTCCCCCGACGACATCATCGGCACAGGACTTCCCACCAAGGCCGCTGCGATCGCTGCAAAGCTCGCTGGCGGCAAGACAGGTATGGGCGCACTCGGTATGCTCATTGGAGCTCGTGGAGCTGGTCAACTCGGTGAAGCTCGTATTCAAGACCTGTTGGCGAAGGAAATGGAAGCCTCTATCAAGGCTCGCCGGGCCGGTTTGGATGACCGCATGAAGTCCAACAGCGGAAAAGAGCTCGTTCACACAGGTTTCGACCACCGTCCGTTCTACGAGATCGGTGACGACACCCTGCTTCCACGACGCTATCAAGAATTTGACAAAGAAGTACCGCTCCTTGACGCTTGGATGATTCCCGAGCGCTTTCAGAAGGCTTACGGCGACCGACTTAGCGAGCTCAAGCTCGTGAACAGTACCGCAGACCCTGTCAATTCCGGGTCGTATGATTACGCAAACAACACGATCATGATCGGTCACGGTCCTTCCAGCAACCCTATCGCCAACGAGTTCTTCAAGCAATACCCCGTTGCTCGCGAACAGCGTATACGTCAGACAATGGCTCACGAATTAGGTGGTCACGCGATGCAAGGCGAGGAACGTGCGATCAACGGAACGACTCCGGAGCGGCTTTATCAGTACCTCACAGACAAACCTGAACCGCAACTGGAGCGTCACCTGCTTCGCAGTGGCTACCTGAACGACATTGGCAACGGTGCCGACCCATTCGCGATTTTTCAAGAGTACATGAAAGCCGGAGCGGACAACGGAACATTGGCTCAGCTCGCCAATTACATGAAAGCCATGAAAGATGGTCGCATGACTCCGGAAGACGCGCTCGATCAGTCTCGTTTTCATGAAAGTTCGGCTAAAAACTTGCTGGAGCGTCTAAATAACAAGGAAAAGCTCCAAGAACTGATCGATAAAGGTATCACGATGCACATGCCGGACACCGTACAAGGCTCCGGTAAGGGCTACAAACCCGACGTTAAGATGCCTCAGTACGATCCAGCCGACATGTACTCGCTTTATCGCGCTAATGCAGGTGAGGCGCAGGCAGAATCAATAGGTCAACGAGTCGGAATGTCTCCAACTCATCGTAGAGTAGACCCATTTCAGTACGAATCCGGGATTCCGCTGGACTTTATGCACGATGTGCGGTAAAAATTTGCGTTGAGGTAGAGTTGGCCTTATAATGGCAAAAATATCGCCTATTCGGAGTTACTGTGGAACTTGAAGGTCTCAACCCGCTAACACTCGGCGACACTCCCGAAGAATACGTCGAGAATTCCGATGGGTCGGTTGACATTCCGACTGGCGAAGAAGTCATTCCTTCCGAGGATTTCTTCGAAAACCTAGCTGACGTCCTTCCAACCGACGAATTGAACGATCTTTCGTCCGAGTTGATGGAACTCATCGAAAAGGACAAGAAAAGCCGTGAAAAACGCGACAAACAGTACGAAGAAGGGATTCGCCGAACTGGTCTCGGCGATGACGCTCCGGGGGGCGCTGAGTTTGAAGGCGCTAGCAAAGTGGTACACCCAGTTCTGGCCGAAGCCTGTGTGGATTTTTCCAGTCGAGCAATCAAAGAACTGTTCCCGTCCGCTGGGCCTGTAAAATCCTGGATTATCGGCGAAACAACGACCAAAAAGGCTGAAAAAGCCCAGCGTAAGACCAAGTTCATGAACTGGCAGCTTACTACCCAGATGCAGGAATACCGGGACGAGTTGGAGCAATTGCTCACTCAACTCCCGATGGGAGGTTCCCAATACCAGAAATTCTGGTACGATGATCGCATGAAGCGCCCACGCTGTGAATTCGTCCCTGTCGATGAAATCTTCCTACCGTTCGCGGCCACGAGTTTTTACACCTCGCCTCGTGTTACCCATCGGCAGCCGATCACTCGGTACGAATTCAAACGTCGCGTCAAGTCGGGTCTGTATCG